GAGTGACTTCGGGAGGATGATGGAGGACATCGACCACTGTGGCGACTGCCCCCTACTTGATGAATGTATAGTGACGCCACTTGACGAGGTGCATTTCCGAAATACCCAGCTCGACTACTTCTATGAGAAGCACTTCAGGCCGCTGCACAAGTGTATTGGGAGGGCACTGGCATGAAGGAGGGAACACTTCCTTGTATACCGGATAGATGCCGGGTCTACATGAAATACATCGACGGAAGACAAGTAAATGTATTGGTTCAGCACATGGATGATGGGCCAGATTTGATCATTGACTGGTGCGAAGGAATGCCTGGATGTACTAGCCGGAGTTCTAACCATGATGGAAACGTAGTTAGGCTTAGTAAAGGCAGAGAACGAGATACCACAAAAACGGGACGATAGTACCGGAAAAGGAGGGGATGATGGGTGAATACGTGTTTTCTGACTACACAATCGAACTCATGCAGGAAGATGACGGTTCCTGGTTTGCAGAGGTCATCGAGTGTCTCGGCTGTATGGCAGCAGGTGATTCTCCGACTGATACCGTAGATCGTCTACGCAGGTCATTTGACGTATGGTGTGAGGATGTAATCGCTAATGGTGGCTCGATTCCCAAGCCCATACCGAGATGCGCTTCAGCAAGTCGAGTATGTGCCGTATGCGGTGGGAGCGTGGAGGAGCCGAAAACCAAGCGACACGGTATTGGTGACGGCTGGGTCACGTTTGAATGTGATTCCAAGTACCACGACAGGAGGGGATGATGGACGAGCGAATGAGTGACGCGCGACTTACAGAGCTATTCCCATTTGGTCTGTGGTGGGGCGACTCTATGGTTACTCGTCCAGCACACGTTGGCGTAAAACGAGGGCCACGCCTTACTTGTGACGATATGACCGATGAACAGGCCGAAGCGATAGCGCATCTACCAGATGCGCTCAAGGCCGAACGCGCTTACGTCAAGAAGCTAGAGCGCGTGGTGGAGGAGGTTACACACCGTTCGAGAAATGGATGTACTCGTTTGGGCGGCAGAAGGTGCTCTCACTGGTACTCCTTTCCATTCAACATGTGTCTGTCATGCTCCTTGTATGATCACTATGAGCCACTAACCGAACAGCAAGCCGAGGTGAAATGATGGATAAGCTTGCGGCAACGCGTAGCGGGAAGGTGTGGGCGGTGACGCACCATGCTGGGTCGGTGAGTCTATACCGCGCAAGAACCGAGGCAAGTGCATACCGAAAGGCACTACTTGATTATGGTAGGAATGGCTGTCCGTACAGGGCAACGACTGACCTGGATGAGGTCGAGTTTGCGTATAGCGTGGGTGCCATTATCAACGAATAGGAGGCGATGATGGACGAGCGAATGAGTGACGATAAGGTGGAGTATTTCCGACGCCAACTAGCTCTGGAACGGTTTAAGAACGAGCGGCCCTATCTGTTTCACAACCAACGAACGCTATGGTTGTTGGACGCTCTTGATGCCGAACGCGCATACGTCAAGAAGCTAGAGCGCATGGTGGATGCGTTGTGTGGGGCGTGTGAACGTGAGCAATCATGGCCCACGACTAACACAAAAGTATATTGGCGTGAGTGGGCCGAACAGCAAGCCGAGGAGGGATGATGGACGAGCGAATGAGTGACGATGGGGCTAGGACGGCACTAGACGCGATGGAACTCGTGGGAGACAAACCGTGCGCTACCGCTAATCGTAAGGTGGTGCTGGCATACATCGAGAAGCTAGTGGTCTGTTATACACACGAAGAGCGAGTAGCCTTTGCCCGCAAGTGGCTCGAACAGAAAGCCGAGGAGGAATGATGAAAGTCTACGACCTTACATTTCTTATCGAGAAGGCCAAGGGAACCGACCCCGGATTCATCGTCCATGCGTACGACAACCACACCGAAGACCACTTCGATTTCTTCTCGTTCAGTGCTATGAAGCCACTCGGCGAACAGCTTATCGCTCTTGCTGAATGGGCGATAGGGTTGGACGACCTAATATGACACAAGCCGAGGAGGGATGATGGACGAGCAAGTGAGTAACGAGGCTAGGGCGGCACTAGACGTGCATACGCTATGACATCGGATAAGGAGATACGTGACGCACTCGAAGCTGGATCGGTTATCAGTCCAGAACTGATCTGTTCTAAGTGTTTCAAACCGAAACTCGCAGCATCGCAGTATTGCTCTGACTGTACTGAGAGTGATCCGCCTAGAATGGGTCGTCCTGTACAATACACCGACGAGGAGATCTTGACTGTGATAGAAGCAGGCTGCGAGACTACTGATAACATCCTAGAAGCTCTTGGGATGCGGAGTAAGCGCAATCTATTGATCCGATTACGTCGAATGCGCGATAACGGTCTCGTGAACATCATCGAGAGACCTAGACGTTATGGGTTCACTATTCTATCCAATCGACAGTGAAGGAGACTAACGTGGAGACCCAGTTAGGCAAAATAACCAGTGTCAGGTTTGGTTTTGGTGGTTATCAAGACGCCCAGTTTGGACTTAGTGTTGGTTTGGGTGCTGAAGGTTGGGGTGTAGGAGATTTTATGGGAGCCTGGTCTATCCGAACTAAGGTATCCAAATACACCGAATGGACTGAGGCTGACCGAGATGCTCAGTTAGCCAAGACTATGCGGTACCTTAACCAGTTGCTTATTGACGCGAAGAAACAGCATGTGAACGAACTGGTCGGTGTCCCGGTGGAGATCGTTTTCAACGACGGTATGCTGAGTAGCTGGCGAATCTTAACCGAAGTGGTCTAGTGTGTCCGTCGAAGCTGACAGAGAAAGACTCCTAGCCAAAGATCCTATCGCCATACTCATCCAGGCATTCCTACAGGACGACGGGCGCGGATCGTTGGAGGTGGTCTGTCCCGAGCCGGGTACCACCCTGGACGACGGCACTCACTTTCTGGACGTCAAGGGTGTGAATCCAGACAAGATGTACTCGCGGATCTACACCATCGCTCTGAGGATGCACTACCTCAAAACCGAGCTATGGGTACAGAAGAAAGGCCGTTCAGTGTGGCTTCATAAATTCGACTACAAGGCGGTGAAACATGAGTAACCGACAATGTGAGTGCTGTGGGTATCCCGCCAAACGGGGCATACTACCCATTATCTGGCCTGATCCCGATTCTGGACGGGACGTGTACTGTTCGGTATTTTGTTTCGAAAGTCGTATGAAGATGCGACTGCCTGAACCTTACCGCACCCTCCACCTTGCCGCAGAGAAAGCAGCAGAATGAGCTATAAGCTGTTCGATCACCAAAAGAAGATGTTAGAGATCCTCACAGAGAACGACCGATTCCTCTTACTCCCACAGACGGGAACTGGGAAGACGCTCCCGGCTGTTATCCACATGAGCAATCTCTACCTCGCGGGTGAGATCCAGAACGCACTCATCGTGGCACCATTATCAGGTCTTGGTGCGTGGTCGAGGGACATCAAGAAACTCACCCCCGAGAGACAAGAACTCATCTGGAAACATACTCGGTGTATCAACTACGCCAAACTCTCGCGCAACAAAGGTCGGTACCAGAAAGAGTGTTGGCAGCAGTGGGATCTCATCATGCTGGACGAGGGCCACGCCATAGCCAAACCAACATCGAACCGTACCAAGTATTTTGTCGGTCGAGGTAAGACCCTAGGGCTTGCATCGAAAGCCCAGTATCGTTATATCATCACAGGGACGCTCATCAACAACAGCCGACTGGAGGACATCTGGTCTCCACTACGATTCCTGTACGACGAGGACTGGATGACCTGGGCTGATTTCAAGCGTAAGTATCTTGTGATGCGTAACCTCCCAGGGTCATACGCGCAGATAGTGGTCGGGTATCGGCACCGAGCGGAGTTGCTCGACCTCGTTGGGTCTTGCTCCTATCGGGTGCTCAAAAAGGACTGTCTCGACTTGCCCGAGGTGATGTCCGATGAGATCATCAAAGTACCGTTCGCTGCTGGTAAGAATACCGAGCCGTTCGTTAAGACGACAAAAGCTCTCTACGAGGACGCGCTTGACTCCTATGTCGAGGCGTTAGACATGGTGATGGACAATCCCCTGACCCGATTGCTCCGTATGCGTCAGATCGCCACAGGACACATCAAAGAGTCTGACACTGGGGATGAGACAGGCAGACGGATGCGGGGTAAGACCTATCCGTTGAAATCGCACAAAGCCAAATATGTGATGGAGTTGATAGAGAACAACCAGCCGTACAAAACAGTGGTATTCTACAACTTCCGGGCTACCTGTTTGGCTCTTGAGAAGGCATTGAAGTCTAAGGGTGTCAAGTACGTGACGCTCAACGGAGACCAGAAGAACAAAAACATCTGGCAGGATTTCCAAGCAGATGACAGTATCAAGGTCATAGTGGTACAGTATCAGTCAGGGTCTCGTGCCATCGACTTGTTCGCGTCGAGTTACACCATCTACGTGGAGCCGACCGATAGCAGCGAGATGATGGAGCAGAGTCGAGCCAGGACTGACAGGTTCGGACAGACCGAGGCGTGTAACTATGTATTCCTGCTCACAGAAGGATCGGTGGAGGAGGACATGTACAAGAAGCTGGCTGGTCATCAGGACTTTGCAGAACGCAGTTATCGTGAGATCACCCGGAGCCGAGTGAAAGGAGCCAAGTGATGTATGTCTACGCTGTGATGGATGGCGAGAGAGATCACGGTCTGTATGAGGACATACCCGAGTTGGATCAGATATTCACCACGCGGGCGTTGGCTGTCGAGTATCAGGAGTTTTATCGCGCCAGACAGACGTATCCGCAGGAGAGCTTCATCGAAAAAGTCAAAGTGTACGCAGAATTAGAGCCTGAGATCATGGGGCGGTTGACCCCGCCCAAGCGCACACCAGAAGATCAACTCATCCCTACACCCATCGAGGAGGCTGATCTGTGAACCCGAAAGGGAAGCGCCGTATGTGTCTTAACAAGAAAGCATATCACAGCGAAGGTGCTGCAATCCACGCTGCCCTGTGTTCTAGTAAATCATTCGGGAAAGGGATGCGATGGTACAGGTGTCCCGTGTGCCGTCAATGGCACACCACTAGCAGGACGAAAAACGGAGGTTAAAGCTGTTGAAGCAGGAAGTAGACTGTGGTGAGTGTCGCTCCGAGACAGGCTGTGGTGGCCGAGAAAAGGAACACCATCCAGTTCGGGAGACGATCTACTCGTTTGTAGAGAACACTGATGTCCTCTTTGATATTCACGACTTCAGATTGGACTACTTGGAGCAAGCCACACGGTTCGTAGTGGTCGGCCTGTCTACGGCCATAGGGTTCATTGACAGCTTCGGGCATCGCAACCGCCTTGGGTGTTCGACAGAATTGCATAGTATATCCCCCATTATACCCCAGATTGCATAGAAAGACAAGTGGTTGCATTTCGATGAGTAATATGCTAAGGTCAGAGTCCATGGAAGGAGAAAAAAATGGGTGAGTTAACCGATATTGAGAAGGCTGCGATTGCGTTGGTGAAGGACGACGAAGATAGCGGATCGCCGTGGTATGCTGTCAGATACTATGGCGAAACATGTAACCAATGCGGTGCGGATATTGGACGCGGCGGCTCTCACCGAGATGATTGTTCAGCAATACGCCTAGAGACCGCCGTGAAAGCACGCCAAGAAGATGATCTGACATGCGAGCACTAGCGTTCATAGTCGGACTCATAGCAGGATTCCTGGGGATGACCCGCGAGAAAAAGTATGTGTCGGCGGTGGAGCGATGCAAACCGCACTGCTGACATTCGTATGGATGGGCGTTGTACAAGTCGCGCTGATAGTCGCTGTGTTGGTATGGGATGCGAACCATCGTGGATGATGAGGCACGGTTAGAAACTATAGTCACACGGAAGGGGATCGACGACCAAGCATGACAGACTATCACAACATACCCGAGACGCTGGCACAGACATCCAACTGGTTGTGTTTTAAGCTGACTGACACAGGCAAAGCCCGATTGGGCAAGCCGCCTGTGTCGCCAAAGACGGGTATCGTCTGCGCTAAGAACGATCCGACCACTTTCACCACCCTGGAGGAAGCCCTGGTCGGGATGGAACGGTATGATCTGGATGGTGTCGGGTTCGTTTTCACCGACGGGTTCGTCGCCATCGACCTGGATAATTGTTTCGATGATGACGGTATACTCTCTACCGTGGCGCAGGACATCTTCGACCATTTCAATTGCTACTGGGAGTATTCCCCATCAGGTGAGGGTCTTCATGGCTTCATGTACGGAGAGAAGCCCAATGACCGAACGAAAGATTCCGCGCTAGGTATCGAGGTCTATGACGGCTTCAATTTTGTCACTGTCACTGGGGATCATGTCGAAGGTACCGAACCCGATGCGATACCGATGCAGGACGCACTGGATTGGCTCTACGCTAAGTACCTACCACCCATCGTCGCACCGAACGCCGAGATACCTCCTGTGGAGCATGGAGAACGTACAGCGAAAGAATGGTGTGCGTTCGGGCTATCCAAAGACAAGAAACTGAAAGCGCTCTATCACGCCACCGACCACGACGGCGACGAGTCTTCTACTGATTTCGCGCTCCTCTCAAAACTGGCCTACTGGCTCAATCGTGATACCGAGGCGATGGAAAAGGCGTTCAGAGCCTCACCTTGGGCGCGTACAAAAGACAAGATGCACACCAAGAAACTGGCGCGAGCCGACTACCTGCCTGATTCCGTGACGAAAGCGGCGGTACTCTGTTCAGTCACAGCGTATGAGACCTCCGCGCAGTATGAGACCAAGGCCATCCGATTCTTCAACCGCACCCCACAGGAGGACGGTACAGAGAAGCTGGCGTTGGACGAGTATACTGATCTGGGTAACGCGTCTGCCCTAGCCTCAGTGTTCGGAGAGGGGCTGTGCTACACCGCCGAGTGGGGGTGGTGTTTCTTCACCGGACGTCGGTGGGAAATAGACGTACCCTATCGGGCGATGGAGGCTTCGCGGGACATCGCGCTAGGCCTGATGGTGAGTGCGAAAGAATGGCTGGAGACTATCCACGAGGAACTGGATGCAAATGGACTGGACGCTAACTCTGATGAGGGTAAGAAGCGGCTCAAACCTGCGATGGAACTGTACAAACACGCGCTCAAAGCGCAAGGGGAACACGGTCTCACGGCGATGGTCGGGTTGAACAAGTCCTATATGATAGACTCAGCATCGACTTTCGACTGCGACCCCTGGCTGTTGAATGTCCCGACCGGAGTGGTGGATCTCAAGACGGGTGAACTGATGCCCCACGATGCACGGTATCGCTTGACTGCGATGACCGCGTTAGCCCCAAAGAAGATGGAGACCCCGCTGTTCGATGCGTTTCTAGACACCGTGTTCTGTGGCGACGCAGACCTCATCGATTTCGTACAGAAAGCCATGGGTTCCGCACTCGTTGGTAAGGTTTATACGGAAAACCTAATCATAGCCAACGGTACGGGAGCCAACGGTAAGTCCACATTCTTCAGTACGCTGCACCACATCCTGGGTGACTACGCCACGGGTATCGACCCAAATCTGTTCATGTCGTCCAAGACGAACGAGCAGCAGGTCGGTATGGCGATGCTCCAGGGTAAGCGTTTCGCTGTGGCGCAGGAGACCGAGGAGGGGCATCGTCTGAACTCCTCCATGCTCAAACGGCTGGTATCGACAGACCCGATGGTGGCGAAAAAGCTATACAAAGACCCCCACGAGTTCTTACCTATCCACATGCTCGTACTGTCTACGAACCATCTACCCAAAATATCATCGACCGACACGGGTACCTGGCGGCGTATCGTGGTGCTTCCATTCGAGGCGACGATACCGCCCGAGGAGATCATCACTGACTTCCATTCTATCCTCATCGAGCGCGAGGGTGCGGGCATCCTCCAATGGGCTATCGAGGGCGCGGTCGCGTTCCACGCGGCTGGCTGCGACATCCCAGAGAAGCCCGCTGCGGTCGTGAGGGCATCGTCTGAGTATCGCTTGACCGAGGACTGGTTGGCGAACTTCATGGGTGAATGCTGTTCGGTCGGAGACCCAAACGATAAGACTGTCTTTGTGAGGCACAATGACCTGTATCGTGTCTACCACCAATGGGCTAAGAACAACGGGGAGTTCATCCGTTCGTCCAGTCTGTTCGGGAAAGGTATGCTCACTGGCGGGTGGCAGTATAAGCAGAAGTGGTATGACCCGGAGCGGAAAAGCACGACGAAGATCTGGTACGGCGTAGACCTTCTGGACGGCGGTAGGCGGTTCACACTCATCCAAGGCTCTGAAGGGACGGCGAAATGACCAAACGACACACTCCATTCGACGAACTCGACCCATTCGACAGTCCCTTAGATATAGTCGATGGATTCGATGGGTTCACATTGACCGATGTGGACAATGTGGAGGATGCGTGGTATAACAGTCTAGCATGTGATACCACGTTCTGCGAGTTCGGCTTTGGCGACGAGGATGGGCTGTGTGTCAGAGACCGATACGGGTGTCGAATAGAAGGATGTCCTTATGCGATACCAAACGAGTGAGGTGTGGGTTGCGATTCCTTATTTTCCGACTTACCAGATTTCTACTCTGGGTCGATTTTGTGGGCCGAGAGGAATAAAGAAACTGGAAACTACACATCGGGGGTATTTGCGATCTTGTATATACCAGGGAAAACGAGGTAAACCAAAACATGTTGTGATTCATCGGTTGGTTGCCGAGGCCTTTATTCCAAATTCAAAACACAAACCAGAAGTAAATCACATCAATTGCGACAAAACAGATAACCGAGTTGAGAATCTTGAGTGGGTCACAAGGAAAGAAAACGCAGCCCACGCACGTAAGTTTGGGTGCTATTCTCATGGGGAACAACGATACAACCATAAATTGACCGAACAGACTGTGCGTGAGATTCGGAACGCCAAGAACAAAACGCATCAACAATTGGCCGATGACTACGGTGTGGCGAAACCTACAATCACACAGGTTCTTACCGGCAGAAAATGGAAACATGTGACCGCAAATGGGTGATGTCCGTTCGCAGATCACAACTAAGGAGGAGACCGATGAATCGACTTGATAATGGTTTGCCAGCAAACCAACTGAATATAATCAACAAGATGAAGAAGGAGGGTACGCCGATACCGCTTTCTCAAATCATCGCAGCAGCGTTTATTTATGATACCATATATGACGGCATCTATCACAATATTTTTACAGCCGAGCATGTTCTACTCATGGAAACGGTTTGTGAGACCGCAGCACATGAATGGAACTGTCAGGATCAGTCCGAAAATCTAGGTATCGCTCTCAAAGCACTCAATGCCTACCGCAAAGATAATGATATAGTCAACTGATTCGAGGTGTTTACAAATGACACAGCAGAACTTATGGTTCTTCGATACTGAGACTTTCGCTCATGATTGGCTGTTCGTAGCAAAACGACAAAGCGATGGCGAGACCATCACCGTATGGAACGACAACGAGAGCGTTCAGGATTTCGTCGAGTTACTGAATCCAATCCTCTGCGGTTACAACACTAGTCACTACGACCAGTACATCTTGAAGGCTATCCTGTTGGACTGGGAACCGAAAGATGTGAAACGGGTCAATGACACCATCATCCACGAGGACGACCGTTCGTTGGTGTGGGCGTTATTCCAAGGCCATCCGTGGGTGGTTTTACCCCCAACGATAGATCTATGGCCCGATATCGTACCCCGCAAATCTCTCAAAGAGATCGAAGCCAATATCGGTATGGACATCGTAGAGTCCTCTGTATCGTTCGATATCGACAGACCACTCACGGTTACCGAGCGCGACGAGGTGACACGCTACTGTAAGCATGATGTGGCGGCGACAGAGGCTCTCTACGCTTTGCGGTTCGACTATCTGAAAGCTAAATCAGACCTGTGTGAATTGCGCGACGTAGACCCGAATACGATGCTTCAGCATACCAACGCTCGTATCGTCTCGGAAGTGCTTGGCGCGACCAGACTTCCGAGTATCCCGTATGAGGAATACGAGATACCAGACAATGTAAACCAGACGGCAATACCCCAAGAGGTCTTGGACTTCGTTCTGTCTGTGAATACTGACAATTGTATGGACAATGCCGAGAAGATAGAATTCATGTTCCACGATTGCCCCACCGTCGTCGGTCTGGGCGGCATACACGCCGCCGTACCGTCCTACAAGGAGACTGCTGACGAGGATAGAGTCATCCTTCACCAAGATATCGGGTCATTCTACCCATCACTTATCATCAATAATGGTTACATGAGCCGCTCAGTGCCCGATGGCGGGCATTACAAGCAATTCTATGACCTCCGTATGCAAGCGAAGGCTGACGGCGATAAGGCGACCGCTGACGCCGCCAAACTGGTACTCAACACCACATACGGCACGATGAAAGATACATACAACAAGATGTACGACCCGATGCAGGGTACAAGAGTCTGTCTGAGTGGACAGCTTTATATCTTGGATCTCATCGAGTTGTTATTTTTTGCGAGTTCCTATGCACCAAAGACTCAGCCGATGGGACTACAACTCATTCAACTTAACACTGACGGGTGGATCATATCTTGCGCCCGTAAACATGTGTGGCGAATATACGACGCTGTTGCTGTATGGAAAAGACGTACGGGGTTCACGGTGGACACCCACGAGATAGAGGTTATCGTTCAGGCAAACGTTAACAACTACGTGATGCGTACCACCGAGGGTGTCGTCACGACTAAGGGTGGTGTCGTCACACATCACGCTGGCGGGGATTTCAAGTCCAACAGTAGGACTATCATAGACAAGGCCGTGGTGGACTATCTGCTAGACGATGTTCCGTTGGAGAATACTATTCTTCAATGTGACGATATCGAGCGGTTCCAGATAGTAGCCAAAGCTGGACGGATGTTTCAGAAGGTAGTGCATGGGTATCGTGTGGGTGTTAGTGAAAAAGAAGACCCGGCTAATATATTAGGGTTTGATGCCGAAGCTGAGACCCAACGGTGTAACCGAGTCTATGCTACTACTGCCAAGAAGTACGGCGGCATATTCAAACTCAAGATAAAGGACGGAGAGGAGGTCGGACGGTCCAAGATCCCGCTTACCCCAGAGCATTGTTTTGTGGACAACGAGAACAAGTGGAAAGACATCGGGATCGACTTGACAACGCTCGACAAATCGTGGTATGTTGCTCTAGCTAAAAAGAAGGCCAAAGCATTTATCACCCGAGACAAAAAGGAGAAGGATCAAATGACAGAAACAGATGAGAAGACTAACGAACTAAAAGACGGCAAAGCAGCACCGAAGGCGAAGCCAAAAGCAAAGGCAAAGAGCAAAGCCGCACCCAAGAAACTCACCTTCAAAGAGAAGTTGCCTCAACTTCAGATCGCTATGGCGAACGCAGCAAAGGGTGTCACATTCGATGGTGTTGTGTCGAATATCTCTTATGAGTATGCCGACACACAACAGTACAAAACTTGGCTTGCTTCCATATGCTCAGAGCTTGGTTTGATTTTCAAGTTGAACACCACAAGTGAATTTTTAGGTATCATCACCCCAGAAAGCAAAAACACACCGAGTTACGCAGTCCACGCAACAGGTTGGGTGACTATTACCGATGTTGAGTCAGACGAACACGAACACTATGATATCAGCGGTCTAGGCGTGAATGTCCAGGCTGGATACTGCGAAGGTGTAGCACAGACCAACGCGCTCCGCAATTTCATTCTTAACAACTACCTACTCGACAACAAGGGTCGTGACGGCGATGATGTCGGCATGAACGCCGATGACATCGGTAAGTCAGGTTACGTCTCTGGGGCTGAGAAGGCTCAGATCAAACAGGAGATATCTGACAAGAAGGCTGACGAGAAGAAGTACGCGACAGATATCTATGCCAAAGCACTCTACAAGAAGATAGTCGAAGCGCAGAAGACCAAACCGAAGTTCGGTGCGAAGATACTCAAGGAGCACTTCGAAACTGACGGCACACCGAAAATGGGCAAGAACGGCAAATCTACAATCCCCAAATCAACCGCCACGTTGGGATATGGCAAAGCCGAAGAGATCATTGCGGAAGGTGAAGCCGATGTCTGATGAGACTTGCGAGCGTTGCGAGGAACTGCACGTAGCGCTCGACGCAGCATGCAACGTATTGGCTGAGATACGGAATGTATTAGACCAAATCGAGACTGTGAGAATATCCGACGCTATCTGGGATTTGGACAAGGCTTGCGATGCTGCTATGAAGGCACTATGATGGCTGAACTAACTCTGGTTCAAACCTGCTCGGCTATGCCAGAACAATACGATGCGTTCGACGCTAATGGCGATAAGGTGGGTTATCTTCGATTTCGCTTCGGTGGTTTTACCGTGGTTTGCCCCGATGTCGGCGGAGAACTGGTATACTCGTGGGAAAGTGGAGACAGATGGCAAGGAGAACTTTTGCCAAAAGAACACATAATCAACGCTCTTGACGCAATTTCAGATTGGATGGAGGCCGACAATGGCTAAGTTCAAGCCCTGGGAGTACGCAGGCAAGAACACGATATGTGTTCAAGGTGAGCCTACGTCGAATCCCAAGAAGATCACCGGGACGCGCCTGGGTGCTGTCCTGGGTCTCAACAAATGGAAGTCTGAGTTCGGCGCGTGGTGTGAGATATGTCGCGTGGCCGAGGAGCCGTTCGAGGGTAACAAGTATACCGAGGCTGGTATAGCCATCGAGCCTAAACTGATTGAGTGGTGCAAAGAGAACGTCAGTCCGTACATTTATACCCCCGAGGAGTGGTTCAAAAGCAAAACGAAACTTTATGACCACTTCCCTTCGGAACCCATCTTCGGTGGTATGTGGGATGGCATCATACTGGACGATGTTCTGGGCAAAGGTGAACCTATCGGTGTCATCGAGGGCAAGACCTCATCCCGCCCGCAGGACTGGGTAGACGGAGTGCCGCCGACCTACGCCGCACAGGGTCTCGAATATGCCCAGTTACTCGGAGTCGATAGGGTGTTCTTCCCTGTCAGGTTCATGGAGCCAGACGAGTACGACCACCCCGAGAAGTGCGAATGTACTAGCGACAACACACACCTTTACGACATCCACGTATCAGACACAGACATCGAAGCCGATCTACGCCGAGCGGAATTGTGGCACAAGAAGCATGTCGCTGGTAACGTCTCACCAAAGTTCAACGAGAAGCGCGACAAGGTGTTCCTAGATATCCTCCGCAAAAGCGAGGTCAAGGACACTGACCTTGAGGAATTGGCAAAAGAAGTCGCTACCATCGAGACCAAGATAGAGAAGATACTATCGAAATCAGAATTGACGGATCTCGAAAAGCAACTCAAGAAACTCAAGGGTAAGATGAAGCCCGCGATGGTCAAGTTGTTCGGCAAAAATGACACGGCTATCACTGCCTATGGTTGGCAGATGAAGAAAAGCAGCAGGTCAGAGGTTGACAAGGAGGCGTTGCGAAAGGACAACTTGTTGGACAAGTACAGCAAAGTTTCTGACACGTACAGACTATCTAAGGAGAAGACAAATGACTAGCACAGTCACAGGTAGAGGCAAGCCGAAGAACAACTATGATATGGATGAAGGCGAGCAGAGTTTCCTCATCACGAAGGTCACAGGGCTTCCCCGAGCGGAAGTTACCAACGTCAAGGTCGAGTTCGTCAACGAGGACGGCGCACAACTCGAAAATAACTACGACCTGGATGTCAAGGGTGGCTATGCTGCGTTCTACTGGCTCGTGAAGAACGGTCTGGGCGTGGACCTGGATGTGGGCGAGCAGTTCGATCTAGCTAATTTAGAAGGCCGGTTCGTCCTGCTCGACATCATCCACAAGCCTCGTGAGGCAGGCGGTGTGTTCAACAATATCAAGAGCACCGTAGGCCCAGGCACACCGTTCGGTGATGCCGCATCGGGCGACGATTGGGACGACGAGGACTAGCATGGGTAAAGTCGAGTCCGCGATACAGAAGGACATCATAGCCTATCTGCGCGGACTCGACGACACCTATGTTCTGAACATCGGCGGTAGTGCGTCTACAGCCAAAGGCACTCCAGACCTCATCGTCTGTCACAAGAGCCGGTTTTATGCTTTCGAGATCAAACGCCCAGACAGTTCTTACGGTCTTACAAAACCCCAGCAGATACGGATGGGCCAGATAGCTAATGCGGGTGGGAAATCGGCTATGGTGAAATCAGTAGGTGATGTCATCGCCGCGTTGTATCCCAAATAATGCCCCATTGGTAGAGCGAAGCCCCGCAGTGGAAGGAGAGACGCTGCGGGGCTTTCTCTATCTCAACATCAGGTATCAGCCGATGGAAAGACCTACCTTAGTCTGTCTATCGAGAGGCGGTTGTACGAGCCGCTAGAGTTCAATGTCCTAGCACCGCCAGAATCCTGATATGCCTTTATCTGAATGGTCTGGGTCGCTTCCAGATAGACCGTGTGGTTGAGGGAGCATGAGGGTTTGTGTGTCGTGTTCACTTGGGACTCCCAGCTCGTACCCGAGCATCGGTGCTGACTGTTGGCATACAACCGCAATTCGGCTATCTTCCCCACATCCCAGGTGCCAGAACTGAAGCCCACATGGGCCGAGACGTGGTAGTATCCCGTGACAGTCGCCGTAAACGTACCGGCGCTGTGTTCGGTCTCCGAGTCGTAGTATTCGCTGGCCCACGGGATCACCGTCTCCGTAGAATCGGGTATAGAAGTGGCCACATCGTGATACACCGACACATGTGACAGAGCATCTAAGGCGGTCTCTAACGCCGCCAGATCGTCCGTCACATCGTCGATACCAGTCTCGATACGGTTGAGTTCGGTATCGCTGATATTGTCATCTGTGGCCCAGGTCTTGGGTGTGAACGCCATCGCTGTCTCCTCCTAGTATGGATCTTCGACGACGGTGTATTCGCCGTCGGTAGCACCGTTGAATTTACGTCTGATTGCAGTAACGATGACGGGAATGCCATCAGGCACAGCCAGTGTGTCTAGCTTCACCCTATCGCCTACTTCTATAGCGGGGTCGTCCCGCATACTGAACTTGTAACTCATAGCTGTCTTGAAAGTGTGGTATCGGTCGTACATCGCCAGAGCCATCGTTCGGTCAGACGCTATCGGATTGTCGAAATCCTTAGTCTCACCTCTGACCGTATCGTAGGTCTTGGACAGTTGACTCTCACCGAAAGTCACCGCGTTGCCCGAAAGGACTAGTGTGAACGTGCCGACAAAATCGGGCGTAGCATCGAATGTCGTGCTGTAGGTGTTGTATGTCGGAGATCCGTTCAGAGTGGCATCCGTAAGTTCTAACGAGCCGCCAGAGCAGGGGTCATGCGTGATTGTGAATGTAGTCTGGTCGGTGGTGACAGCTTCAATAGCTGCTTCCATTATCGTAGTGCTGCCTACTGCTGTGTTATAGGTACGTAGTTTTCCTTGTATGGTGGTGACGTTCTCACCTTTGATAGTTTCTGGACGGTCGTAGATACGGTCGATGTCCAGATGGTAGTCCAGCGCCGAACCGAGGTCTGGTACGATATCCAACGAGCCGTCAGAGCGATGGAGCAGATGTGCCCCACAGTATGCTGCGAGCATCGTCAAGGCTTTCCTATGCGTTACCGGGGGAATTGGTATGTCTACCATCACGGTGTCGAAAGCCGAGTCGATGTGATAGTAGTCGTAGCCAGTGCGCTCCCAGATCAAAGTAGTGTCTGAGGCTACGCACCCAGCGTCGCCTATGACGTAGCCCCAATCCCCCTCTGCGGGAAAATCCACATCGTCTAGCACTTCTGCGAACAGTGTAGACGCGGCTATACCACCCCCGTCATACCGTCCACCGTAGAAAATGTTAGTGTCCAGCCAAGTAGTGAAAGATTCCCCCTGAACTGTCAGGTACTTGTCGTCTTTGGATATCTTACTTTCCGTGAATTTCTGACGAGTGATGGGGATGTTATCGAAATCCCCCGCGCTGTAGAAGTATCCTAAGCCCGCGTCGATGAAGCCTGATTTCTGTAGTTCCAGCTTCATATACGGATTGGTAAAATCGTAAGGGTTTGGGGTGGCGGTATAGAGCCTGCCCCCGCCGATTCCGGCGATGAGATGCGACCCGTCAGAGTCAGAGGCTACGACGCTCCAACCCTCAGTCCCTTCTTCGGCTGGCTGACGGTCAGTCCAAGTAACTCCGCCGTTGGCAGAAGTGTGGAGTATGCCTACGTTGTTTGCCACGATGAGATTAGACCCGTCAGAGTCAGAGGCTACGGAAGCCCAGCCCGCCGTCCCATCAACGCCTGTGGGCCGACGCTCAGTCCAGGTGACTCCGCTATCGTCGGAGGTGTAGAGTCTGCCAGCCCATTTTCCCGCGATGAGATGCGACCCATCAGAGTCAGAGGCTACGGTATTCCAGTTCCCGGCTACAGCTTCAACGGGATGACGGTTAGTCCAAGTGGCCCCACTATCGTCGGAGATATAAAGTTTGTCAACCGAAGCTGCCGCGATAAGATTAGACCCGTCAGAATCAGAGGCTACAGCATACCAGTCCTCGTCTGCATCCCCGGCTGGCTGGCGCTCAGTCCAGTTGGCTCCGCTATCGTCGGAGGTGTAGAGCCTGCCCCCGCCGATTCCGGCGATGAGATGCGACCCATCAGAATCAGAGGCTACGACGCTCCAGCCCTTGTCCGCATCCCCGGCTGGCTGGCGCTCAGTCCAGTTGGCTCCGCTATCGTCGGAGGTGTAGAGTCTGCCACCATAAACCCCGGCGATGAGGTTGCGACCATTTGCCTCAGAGGAAGACGCTAAGGCCCACCAGTCCTTGTCTACATCCCCTGCGGGCCGACGCTCAGTCCAGATCATTCTGGATGCTCCTTCTACTCGGTCTCGCTCTCCACTGTCAGACTACACGACTCCAACGGGATAGTCGTACCCGTCGGGTCGAATATGCTATTAACAGTAGCCTCAACAGCATTGTTGAACATCGCATCATTCAGTACGTGCCAGCGAGTGAATCCGTCATCATCCCGTGTCTCGAAGAACCCATCCAACCTACTGGGGTCAGATGCCGTCTCCTCCTGATTCGACTCCCACGCTGCGCTCACAGTCCTCATAGCTATATCTCTATCAGGTTAGCTTGGATATCCTGCCAATACTTAGGATGACCCGTGCCGGGATTCGTTATCATAATGGGCTTACCCATGCGGTCTCCGACGTACATGTCGATACTGCGGTAGGTCTTCGTTCGAGGGTCATACACGGTGAACGCATTGACGAATGAACCACCCTGGGATCTGTCCCAAATCTTGAGTAGAGCCTGGAACTGTGTCGGGGTGAGGATTTTCCAGTTCAATTCTATTTTCAGCTTGTCGTTACCGATGACCTGTCCGATGAACTGACCGTTGGCATTACGTCCAGCGTTGACCAACGTGGAGATAGTAACGTTCCCACTATCGAACGCAGGTTCAGGTATCTCGATACCCGCTGTGGTCTTTACCCAGGCCATTATGTACTCCCTACTAGCCCTACAGTCGCGCCTGTGCGCCTTTCACCTTTACGGAGCACCACGCCTACACGTTCACCGTCTAGATAGATGTCACCCGAATCCTTGTCGCCGTCGCCCATACTTATCCCGGCCATGACACCTTTGAACACAGCAGATCCGACAGCTTCGACGAATCCGCTGTTCTCAAGAGGCATGACGGTGTTCGGGTTCCCACCGAATGAGCCTGTGAGTTCCGGCCCAGATTCGCCTGCGATGAATAAACTGCCTGTAGGCGGCAGACCGCCTGACGCAAAGCGCGGTACTTGTCCATGTCGTTCGTAGTTCGCGGTCATATCTAAAACTACTTTGAGGGGGTTAGAGGCTAAGTTGTATACGTCTTGCATTTCGTCGTGAAGCCTATTCCAACCACCTTCGATTCGACCTATGTTTCGTACTGCGTCTTCTGCGGTTTGGGCTATATCATAATCTACAGTCGTATCGTTGACCCGTATTTGTGCTCGCTCAACTCGGATATTAGCCTGCTCTATATCATCTAAAGTTGATTCGGAATCAGCCATAACTCTATCGCGTTCTTCTTCTGCTGCTGTGAGATCTAGTATTGCCTGTCGTTTAGCCAGATCCGCTTCAAGCGTTGTTCGTTGTGCCGCAGCGAGAGAATCTGTAGCAACCATAACTCCTTCGATACTTCTGGCGGTGATGTCAGCAACACCTCCGAGTGTTTCTAGTACATCGCCATAGTCCTCAGAGGCGAAACCTGCATCTTTTTGCGAACCTTTGACATCTTCCAATTTCTCGTTGTATGCCTGGAACGCGCCCTGTGTTCTTTCAACACCTTCTTTAGTGCCAGCTAAGAATCCAGTTACAGAACTACCAGCACCGATCAGTGTATCCTTGACGCCCTGACTCATAGCTTCGAATGAGCTGCGTACTAAATCAGCATCTCCGGTGAGTATGCCTCGCTGTATGTTGAATGCGCTGACCAAAACGGTGATGGCACCCGCGATTGCTTGGATACTTCCTGAGATAGCATATGCCGCACCATTGAATATGCCGACCCAACCGCTTATAGCTAGTCTGACTGGCCCACCGAATTGCATGATGAAATCGTAAAGACCTTCAAGGATAGGCATGATAGGCTCAAGTGCGATTTTTATTTGATCCCATGCGGTTGACATCGCTTCGATGGCTGGCCCTGCACCCTCTTTTATGTGCTCCCAGGTCTCCGCGAACAAATCGCCGATTTTCCCACCGACAAATTTGATTTCACCCCAGTTTTTCCAAAGGATGTATGCGATACCGGCGATAATCCCAACGATAAGTGCGAACTTACCTGCCGCGATTGCCGCCGCGCCAGCGAATCCGCCGAGTGTGGTACTCCCAGTGGCTAATTTTGAGAAGAATAATCCGACTCGGGTAGTGATGTTGCCCTTACCGCCGATAAATAGAAGACCGAAATCCTTGATTATTCCAGTAGCCGCAGATAATCCGGTCACTTTCCAAAGGAAGCCCCCGAGATACCCCGTGATTTTCAGCAAGAAACCCAAACCCTTGAGACCCATCAAAACTCCAAGAACTTCACCGATCTTCCTAGCTGCGGCTGGATTTTCATTGAACCAGTCTAGCACCAGTGTGAATCGGTCAAGCAAATATACACCGTACGTGTTCAATGCCCACGTAGCTAACGGAGATAATACCTTGTTGTAGAAATCCGTGAAACCCTGCCAGATGTTCGCTAAGAACGGCTTGAGGGCAGTCCAGGTATTTTCAAGAGCTGTGATGAACGGTTCCAAACGCTGAGTAGCTATCTTGATCTTATCGCCTATCTTCTCCATTAGATCGGCGAAGGGGTTTTCCAGCAACTTGTCCATCTCTAATCGAATAGCTTCGATAAGGTCTGTGAGATCCCCAGCGCCACCACCGATCACCGCAACATCTATCGTTGCTGGGGTTAAGATATTCAACTCATCTATGCCAAGCGTGTAGTCCCGCATCTTTTTGACCGCATCAGCCGCGCCTTCGGCGGCATCTTCGGTCGCTTGCATGTTCTCTGCAAGTACATCTGAGAAAGACATATCAGGCATCGACGCCTCAAACGCTTCAGGATCAATACCCAAACGTAGACCGAGACCTTTAGCCATCTGCCCCAAGGCACGAACGAAGTAAATAAGATATGGCAACACGGCTTGAAGCGCTGGAACAAGAAGCGCACCGATACTTCGCGCTGTGATTTTGATTTGATCACCGAATACCCGCATCAGGTTGGCTGGTTGTAACAATGTACGAGCCATGTCACCCTGCACCACGGCACTCTGACGGTAAATGGTAATGAGCCGCAACAGGACTTTCTCGTGCTGTGTCATATCAGAGATGTTCTTCTGAATGCCCAGCGAGAAGGCCGTTTCTTGTAGTGTGGCCTGTTGGATATCTCCACCCAATGAACGAATGGCTCGGGCTTGCCCTGTAAGAACGGCCTGCATCTTGGTGAACACATCGTCTAGTTGCATATTACGCAACGAAGCGAAGTCAAATGTAAGTCTAGTCAGGATCTCACTGAGTGCGTAGGCGTTATCGTTTGTCACACCGATGGCTTCTGCTACCTGGAAGAAGGTAGCTTGGTACTCCATGATGCGCTTTGGGTCGAGACCGAACGCGGTACTCATCCCAGAAACGAATCTCTCAGCTTCGACTCGATTATTTCGCATAGCGACCTGGAACAAGTTCATGGTCTCGATATAATCCACTGCACCGCCGACTAGGAACTTGAACGTGCCAACAAGTGCGGTAAGGATAAAAAATGCGAAGAAAATGTAACTTCTCAATTGAATAAAACTAGTTTTGAGAAGTCGAAGGACGCGACCGCCGTGTTTACCCATGCCTAGAAGTTTGGCGGTGACACCTCGGATTTGTGTTCCGACCGATGCGATAACCGGGCGTAATTGAGAAAAACTAACCCTGAGTTTGGTACTAATAACGCCCATTTGAGTTTTGATGGTGGTGAGAGTTGTGCGTAATTTGGTAAATGCGATATTGGTTTTGCTGACCGCAGCGGTCGCGGTTGCCGCAACCTGCTGGGCTTCGATCCCCGGTGTCACAGAAAACGCATCACCCATCCGTGTCACACTAGTAGGCATTACTCCAGTCGTTGTGACGCTTTGTACTCGCCCAATGCTTTTCATCACAGCGGGGCTGATTCGCGCTGTAGTCCGCGCAAGTGCACCCATTTTGGTGACTACAGGGCCGAGTATGGTGTGTAGTCCGCGTAATGCCTCAGTGAGTGCTGTGACGCTAGCCACAGCGGTCTCGGTCTGTGTTGCTATTTGAATGGCTAGTGCATCAACGGTGATTTCTTTATCTGCCATCAGGCATCCTTCTTATGAGAACGGGACGAACACCGCTACGCAGCATCCGTCCCGTCTGGCACATTCGGCACCGCATACTCCTGGTTCGGAGTTGTACGCGATAAGGCCGCAGCTACAGCTAGGAAATCGTTCTGTGCTTTCACCAATTCCCGTTCGCGTTTTTGTTCTGCCAACTGCTCATCCAGTTCTGCCGCGATAAGCGGCTCCGCTGGATACTTAGCCTTACTGGTCTTCGAGAACGCCTGAGAGAGCACCACGCCTACGCCTGCCATGACATAGCGGCCTGTGTTCCACGCGAGGAAGTCGTTCCGCACGATTCCGTTGCGCTGTTGTATCTCATCGACCTCAATAGCGAAACTGACGATCTCAGGATCACCATGCCAGAAATCTTCGTAACTGACACCTATCGCCATGACCTGTGGACACAGATCCTCGAAATACTCTGTGTTCGAGGTATAGACTTTAGCTTTTGTGTCAGTTTGGTGCGAATCGGAGTCGTCTACTCCGACCCGCCCAAGCCGAAAAGGTTAGCGTATGCCTCAGACAATTCCTCGAACAGTTTCGTGAATTCGAACGTCGCGGGTATCTCACCATCAGATTCGAGCAACGCATCGAGCATCGTCGCGGCTTTGGCCGGATTGATCTTGTATCGGCTATACAGCGACGCGAAGAACAGCCAGTTGATAGCCGAGAATGGTTTCTCGGCTATCTCTGACGCGCAAAGTCCCTGTTCCTCTGCGACACGAACACCTGCCCGTGTCATCTTCAGTTCGTAAGACTTTCCCTCATATTCAAAATCAGTCATAACGCTCTCCTTCGGGTAGGGCTACTTACGATACTTCGTTTTCATCGACAGCTGTGAGCGCAGTCGCCTGCGAGATATAGAGCGTGGTCGTGGCCACAGCATCTACGGAACTCTCACCGGGGGCTACATTGTCGATGGTACCAGTCCACCAATACCCCTTGGAAAGAGGCGCGGGGAACGATACTTTGAACGCACGAGCGGTGCCGTCCTCAGCATCAGCAGCGGCCAGAGCGACAGCCGTGACGAGAGCTGAAGTCATGTTCGCGCCGAACTCGAATGAGCCACCGAGGTCTTGCAGACCGTTGATATAGGTCTTCTGAACAGTCTCGGCCAACGTGGTCGAGTCTAGCTTCGCCGGACTAGAACTCAGAGCTGGTGTTGATGTGATATCCGTGAGCGCAGTCCAAGATACGGGTTCGGCTGGAACCTCGTCGGTTACAACAGAGGTACCATAGTACAGTGTGATACCAGCGGTACTTTGTGCCATTTGTTACTCCTTACGGTCGATATGAATAGCCTGACGCATCTAGTACACAATCGCCACGCCAGAAGTGTACTAGCACATCTGCGGCGACAGCTTCCTTTCTAACGGTACGACGAGTGATTTTGAATGTGGTGTCCAGCAAGTCACTCACTTCGCCTACCAACAGATGCCCCGCCGCCCAGCGTGTGAGCGCCGTGTCATCCTCGTCGAGACAGTTCTGTGTGTGAATGTCGATCTGATACGAAAGAAGTGTCTCGATCTCCCCAGTCTCAGTACCGTGGGTTATCGGTTTGTTGACGATCTCATGCACCACCATAAGCGGATAGGTTTTTGCTGACTCATCGAATGGCTCTCTAACACTCACCCCCGGAATGGTGAACGTGTGGTCACTAAGCGCTGAGAAAACGTCATCGTAGGCGCTTTGCACGATCCACCGCTCCGTTCAATAGTTTGATGGCTGGTTCTTTCATCACAGGCGAGTGCAGTATCCTTGACGCATCGTACATCGGTGCGTATGGTGGTATGCCGTGAGATATCTGTCCGCCCAACTTAGTGTCTTCGTATCCCCATGACTTTTTGGTCGGGTCGGGATGATACCCGGCTTTCGCCATCGCGGTACCGCCATAATTCCCCATCGCGCCTGTAGCGCCAGTACCGAACTCAAGGTAGGCAATCTGTTCACCGCGCCAGACGAGTTCATGGCCTTCTAGGGCGGGTTCTACCTTTAGTGAAGCGTTAGGGTTCTCTCCACCCAGATAGTTACCATCCAGGTCGGTCATGCCTGCGAAGTTGCTCTGAACCTCAGTAGCCATCTTCCGGCACATCGCTCGTTCGATATCGCCGCCGAGATTCCCTTTGAGTTCTTTCGCTAGAGCGTTCAGATTACGTCGTAGCTTTCTGATGCTAACAACACTCAGAGGTACAACAACGGCGCTACCCATCAGGACTCAGCCTCTTGAACATCACGCGACCCACGCCACCCGAACCGACTTCGACACTCAGGATGTAAAAATCTGCATCCTGGGCAAACACATCGGTCGGGTCACTGGGAGTGACATCCATCCACACTTTGTCTAGCCGTTTGATGTTGTCAATGTCGTCATTACTCATAACAGCTCTGCGGTGATCCACATAGGACGGACCGAAAGCCATTATATCTACGCTAGAACTGAGTGTACGCCAGTTCCAGTTGTAAAGGACTGGAGTGTCAAACTGTAACACCCCATCAGTCATCGTACCTGACGCGATCCATACGGGTCGTTTCAGATTCTCGGCTAGGAATACCATGGTCTAACCAGATTTAACTGGGAGAGCGATACGAGCAAGCATCGATGGAGGGAATGACCCCTTCTCGAACGACCTAGCCACACCGCCCTCACTGAACGCTATCGTCCCATCGACACCCCGTTTGGTGTAGAGATATGTACCCATCTCAATAGCGAGAGAGGTGTACTTCGTCTCAAACCCTGGAGTATCTTCAGTCCAGACGACCGTACCGTCTGTCACGGTACCGCCAACGCTTGTGGGCCAAGTCGGTCTCGTGGTCTCGTCGGATGTCCCTGCGGTGCTACAGACATAGAGATGTCCTGTAGCCTCTACGGGCCGCACTACGTCGTAAAGCACGTAGTCGGTATCCATCGCCCACTCATCAGCTCTATCTAACCCACGGTAGAACATTATGGCGGCTTGTGCCGAATCCGCAGCTATCTCTGCCAGATTGGTCTCGGCGGATGTGGGGTCTGAGACCCCACACCACGCCAAGATACCATCTGCGATGTCGCTGGTTATCGGAGTGACATCAAAGGCCATGTCAAGCTACCTTACGATACTTCGTCCGTGTAAACAGGATTGTCAGAATCGTTGTCGATGAATACCTTCGGTGCTGTGGTCGCAGCAGTCGAAGTGGCAAGTCCAGTGACCTTTGCGTGAATCCACTCATGCCCGTGGTCCAGACCCCACTGACCGAAGATCTGACCGCGCTCTGCGGCACCCGTCTTCGCCAATGCTTCGTAGAAGAAGTTACCCTTCTCGGGTACAGACTGGAAAACGTTGCGGCAACGGCTGATATTGACGAAAGTAGCCGTACCGTTGGTCTGATAGCGGTGTCCACCCTCAAGGAAATTCAAGCGACCGAACGGGGTCAGATAAGTGAGCAGGTTGGAACCGGCTTCACTCATGGTCACGCGCTGGCCTTCGTCCGTGACGATCTTATTGAGCTGAACGATCTGCTCTGCGTTGAGAACACCCAGGACGCCTGCGACGCCATACGGCGAGACAGAGGCGAGAGTCTGGGCGACTTCGATGAGAATGTCAGGAGTCAACTCGGCACTAGCCGCAGCGATCACGTTAGTCTCGATAGCTTCGTTCAAACCACGAGTCTTATCTGCTGTGTCAGCAGTCGTCGCCAGGTTATAAGTACCCTGAAGAATCGTATACTCCATATCGTTACGAACCTCAGCCGTACGACCCGCGATCTGGAAAGCTAGCTCAGACGGGACGTTGTTGGTGAGACCCTGCAAATTCAAACCTGTGAGAGCCTGTGTGTTGGACTGCTTACGATATGTCACGGAGACTGCTCGATGAAGCATCTGCGTGACGTTCTTCGCCTGCGTCCGTGTCGTGTAAGAGGGCGTAGGTGCCGTCACAGAATCGGTCTCTGTGACCTCCGGCTGCGAAGCTGAATCTAGTTCATACTCAGCGCCAGTCAGGAACTCTCGTGCGCCATGGGTGACGCCTCCAAGCATATTGAACAGCGGAGTACGAACGTCGGTCTTGGCAAGCAGTAGTCCCGCGATATTAACTGGTGCGAAAACTCCTGCTGTCCCGGTCGGAAGGGCCATCTGTCACTCCTTAGCGTTATGTAGCACCTGGAGTTGCGTCGAGCATTGCCTGAACAGCCTGGGCATCGTCGCCCGTCTTCAAAAACTCAGCTGCTTGCTCGTTCACGCCTATCGGTGCCTCGGTTGAACCTGGTGCTGGTGTCGCATTTTCGAGAAGTTTTTGTTTCTCCGCATCGACCGTGGCTTTCACGGTATCCTGATACGTTTTGATGAATCCGTCGAGTGTAGTATCCAGATCTTTCGTGTCCACGCCGACGAACATCGGCAGTAGTTCCTCGATGCGGTCTTCGGGCAATCCCGCTGTTGCGAGCTTCTTAGTGGCAGTTAGACTCTTACGGTCTGCCGCCAGTTCAGCTCTCTGCTCCTCAATAGCACGCATCGCCTTTTCGTGGTCAGCCTTGAGCCGCTCTGTCTCGTCCATCTCGATACGCTTACGCATATCTTCGACAGCCGCAGAAATAGCCGTCTCCTGGTTTTTAGCCGCCTCTTTTTCCGCCTTTTTGCGAGCCGTGTCAGATGCTTGCGTCCGTGCTCGGTCGAAGTCGGCTTCGAGTGCGCCCCACTGTTCGTCGGACAGATCTGAATAATCTTCTCTTTTCAATGCTGACATGTTTCCTCCTGAGTGTCAGAATGGCGACCCCGCTTTATACGGTCTCGTCATCATCCCCTACTTCTTAGGCGGTTTGCCCCCGTTTGGGTTCACATCGCCATTGGATAGTTCACCGTCTTCTATGCGTTTTTCTGCATTTTCGGCGGTAAATTGTTCCTGTCGTAGTATAACATCGTGCACATTATTTGTCAAGGCAGCGATATCGAGTGCATCAACTGGGGCCAAAGGTGCATCACCCGAGGTGAGTGTCTGGTAAACCTGGGCTTTACTTTGGAGATTCGCCGTCTTGTTACGGTTGAAGTGGATCTCAACATCCGTAGCTTCGATATTCTTGACTTCTTTGTGAGTGCTGAGTATGTAGAGCATGACCTGGAGAGCTGCACGTTCAGACTGGATGAAATACGGTTCTTTCGCAGCAGCCACGAGGTCGATGTCCTGCCAGCCGTCACGCATGAACACCGCGTCGCCCGTATCGCCCCCGCCACCGCTTCGAGTCTTTCTATCAGGCACACCGACGATAACCCGCAGAGTAGCTTCGAGATAATCCCGCATAGCCACGCCGACCTGGGCATCCATAGCTTGACTGATGAACTCTACGACGGGATTGACGCCTGGAGGGATATTCGAGACGTTAAGGAAACCGTTGGTAGAGAGTTTTACGAATTCCTCTTCCGTCAGTTCCATCCCCATAGCCACGAGGACACTGTTGACAGCCTGCTGGATGTCGTTCACACCATCAGAGGCCACAGCGTCTATCGCGTCCATAATACTGATAGCTGTCTCCCAGTCACCCACCGCCGAATGATATCTGGGCGGGCGGTGCGCTACGAACGAGGTCTCCGCCTGTAAGGGGGTCTGTGCCGTTGAGGATAGTGTCTTTGAAGGAGTACATCGCGTTCGAAGTGTAAACTTTGTAGAATGTCGTCCGTCCAACAGTCTCGGTCGTCTCATAGGAGGTGACTGCATATGCCGCAGGCTGTGTCGGGTCAGAACTGTAGACCACGAATGTATCTATCGGATCGAGTCGCAGCAATTTCAACTTAGTGCCGTTCGTCGGTTTAGGCTCAGTGAAAACACCGCGATACCCTACGCCGCATATCGAGCAGTCTTCGGCTATCTGATAATCGACGAGTTGCTTGTTCTCAGCACTGAGAACGTTGATAAGATTCTCCATCTGCTTGCGGAACTTACCTTCACGGTTCGTATACTGGATGGGCTTCCCGAGGAAATACCCCACGATGTCCCGCGTGATGGACTGGGCATAGTTGACCGTGATGGTGTTATCAACATCTGTACGGGTCGTTTTCACCCGAGCCTGTATCGCTGGGTGCCAGCCTCGCTGGTACTCTTGGAGTTTGCGTATCTGGTCTCGGTTGTAGGCGTGTTGTGGTAAGAGACGCTTGAGATCCTCCCTTACATTCACTTCAGTCAGAGTAGTGAGGTCTGTGCGTAACAGGCTTCTACCGCTCAGAGTCGTGGCCGGGATGTATGTCATAGCCATGATGTGTCCTTACTCGTAGAACGTGCCGTCTGGCGCGGTGAATGAACCATCCACAGCGATTACTGGATAGAGTGAGAAGTTGCCGTTCGGCTGTACATAGAAAACACCAAAACCGTTCACCCAAGCGTTTGGATGATTGCGGCGATAATGGGGGTTTATCTTACAGGCACAGGGGAGCTGGGTCGCTGTGTGAGATTCTACATCCAACGGCGCGGTAAGTGTATGTGCCTGATAGGTATGCCCATGCCCATAGGCTACGTTTCGAGCGTAGACCTGGGCTGTCTTGTACGCATTGTGGATATTGATGTATGTTCCGTGAGTGAAATACAACTTACCGACTTTGGCGACTTCACCGTAATCGTAGACAGCCCAGTTATCGAGTGGTAGATTGTTTCGTATCTCGAAGAATCCTTCCACCTCTGGATGTTCATCTATGTATTGCTCAACCCAATCTTCGTGATTGCCTAATAGGTATATACGTTCGGTATCGTCGCCGAGGATGTCGTCGATAGGTGCGAGGACATCCTTCGTGAAGCGGGTATAGTCTCTCTTGAGTCTCTGGCCTTCTACTCTCCGTCGCTTGTTTCCGACCCAATGACTTATGACCTCCAGATCTTGATTATCACCACCGAAAACGAATACGTCGGGTTCAAATGCGTCCGTAAATGCTAAGATATTATGCCATAACTTACTGTGATGGTGTGGGTGGTGAAGATCGAACACCGCAATACCTTTGCGGAGAGTGATAGGCTCTGGTCGTCCACCGAACCAATCAAGACCTATGAGTTCTGGGTCTTTCTTGGCTTTGCGTATCATCCTGCGGGCATTGGCCCCGTCGATGCCCAATCGTCTACCTAATTCTTCCCCACTGAGGGGAGCATACTTTTTCCATTGTGCTGCTGTGATGTTCAAACTAACCTCCTTAGATGTGCTGGCGGTCGTAATGGGTGTCGTATTAGTGTAGTCATAGAACTTTCTTGGCTATGCGTGCGGGTTTGTGGTGTTTGGTATGACATGACCGGCAAAGAACAACACACTTAGTCACTTCGGCCAGAATCTCGTCGTCGGTGCGGGCAGAGATAGTAGACAACTGAAATGTCTTGGTATTTGGATTAACGTGATGCCAGCAAAGATCGACAGTCGCGCCACAGTTAACACAGGGCGTTTGGTAGTCGGCTAGCAGTATTCGCAACCGGCGGCAATAGGCCGCGTAATGTGCTGCGTTCTGGGCCTTAATCTTTTTGGGATTGGCGGCATTCCACGCGATGCTGGCTGCTTTGTACTTCTCGCGGTTGGCCGCGTAGTTGGCTGCGCTAGCAGCCAGGTGTTTCTCTCGGTTGGCCGCGTAGTAGGCAGCATCCCGAGCCTTGTCACATGCGCGACACTGATACCGCAACCCATCAACGGCCCGCTTCTCCCGGTAGAACTCACCAAGCGGTTTGTCTTTGCCACACCTGCAGCAACGCTTCATGGCTTGGCCCTCCATCGCTAAATGTGAGTTCGGTCGAATAGGGTGATAGTGGCATTGAGGCTGCACCGCATCATAGCCGCGAGACCCGCGAGGGAATCAGGTGCGTCGTCGTTGAAATTCTTCCCGTTCACCGTGTACGTGGTCAGCCCTGTGATGAATGCGCGATACATCGGTGACCCGGCATCTGGATGAAGGAATGTGAAGCTCCTAATAGCCGGTGAGTGCTGTATGATGCGAGTCTCTTTGCTCTTATTGGATTTCGCCAACATGTTGGTTATGAACATCTTATGGTCAGTCTCTTTAACCAACGCATCTACATCCCGCGAATAGAAATCACCGCCGTTGTTCGCTTCGAACACCGCCCGGACGACCTTACGGTTCACGAGACTCCCGGCCACCATCGGTTCGGTGAGTTTGTATCCACCCTTGAGGAATATCGCATCAGCGATGACAGGCGGATCGTCGCCCCACTGATAGGCTATCGGCATAGAGAGGAAGTCGTTACCACCGAACGCCACATCGCAGAAGGCGAAGATGTCGTCTGGAGGATGGGCTTCGATATCGGGAATGTCGTAACAGTAAATAAGTTCATCGGCGGGGAATAGGAGACCTGCTCGCTCGATAGGCTGTTGCTGGTAGACACACTGCCATGTTACCTCATCTTCTAGGCGACGTACTTCGCGGTAGTATTCGGTGCTGAATCCAATACCATAGCTGTACTGGAAATTCGATTCGTCAGTCTCAAGGTCTAGTGCAGGCATACGGATGACTTTGCAACGTGGGTTGTCCTCGTGCATCCGTTCTACCCACCCGATTGGATCGTGTATCGACCAACGGGTACCGATATGGAGTTCCTTACAGCCCTCTTTCTTACGACTATAGACGTTAGTGACTAGCTTATCGCGCAATATCTGAAGTCGATTCGGGTTCAAAGCTTCTTCGATGTCGCGTACTAGGTCATCACAGTAAAGAAGCTGTCGGGCTTCGGTAGCGCCTGTGAGTGACCCGTCGATGGCTCGGCAGGTGATGGTCTTGTATTTCCTGACTGATTTCTTTCCATCATCACGGAAATCAAGTGTGAGATCTTTCGCGCTAGTGTTCACCAAGTCCAACTTAGGGAATATTTCGTGGTAGTTGTAGTTCGGGTCTTCGTATATTGCAGTCAACCCAGTGTGGAACATTTTGGTAATAGTCTCAGCATACCCCGTAGCCAGAATGGGGTCATCTGGGTTCCTACCTGCTACCCACGAGATGAAAAACAGCCCCAAAGCCGACTTACCGACCCTAACTGGCATCGAAAATAGGACGATATCATAAAGGTCTTTGACCATCAAATCTGTGAGCGCATCGACTACATGCCTGAGTACAGACATGCGAGGCTGATAGAATCGAGCATGGGCTGGGCGCTTCCATTCGAGAGCTATCATGTAGTCATGGAAGTTATTGGGTGCGCGGGTGATGTATGCCCGCTCTAGCGCGTCGTAGACCTCCATCTGCTCAGTCTTGTTCCCATCGGTACCCAGGAACGCTCGACCGAGGGTTATGACTTCTGAGGCTATCTGCTCGGCTTCTTCGATGGCTTCATCTTGAACCAGCGCGTACCGCAGAACATCACCCGCGATGATGCGTCGGTGGGATGATTGGGTGGGGTCAGATAAGATTCTAGTGAGATCTGTGATGTCACTCATGCAGTAAGTATACCATTTTGACTACTAAAATGCAAACATTTCGAATTTCCAAAAGAATCCCGCATTTCTGCGGGATTCTTGGGGCTATCTGGTATTGGGCAAATAGCCGTTATTCTTCGACTGTAGAGACTTCTGCGGTCGTATCTTCATAGCCGCTGACTCTGGCGATGAGTGTCCAGACACTACCTTCAGGTAGCTCGAATGAGTAATCTCCATCTGCGTCAGCCGTATGCTGATACTGTGGGTCGGTAGCATCACCGAGATAGACGCTGATAACACCGTAGGGCATGACCTGACCGAGTGCTTCGTCGTCTGTGCCTATGCTCGCTGGAGTGATAGTCACACCATCGGTTATGATGGGTGAACCGCCCGTAGTCCAGGTGCCTTCACCATGGCTGGTCGAGAGTTCTGTGTCGATCTCCTCCACTGTAGGAGCAGTACCACCACCCTCCCAGTTGCCTGTACCGTGAGTAACACCTAATGCGGTATTAATCTCATCAGTAGTGGGCGGTGTGATGGTATTAGCCCCATCAGTACCGCGCATGGCTGCGGTATCTACACCATCCGTGCCACGCATAGCCGCCGTGTCAACGCCATCGGTACCGCGCATGTTCTCTGCTGTGACCTCGCCCGAGGCGTCAGTCTTGAGCTTCTGGGCAGGAGTCACAAGGACTGCCGTAGCAGCCGCCGAGCCTGCGTCAGCCGCGCTGTGTGAGGAGCGACCAGAGATAGCTGTGTCGATGTACCCAGATGGGTCTGGGTCTCCGTGAGACGATCTGGACGATACGGCCACATCTAGGTATCCAGACGGGTCTGGATCATCATGTGTTGATGCATTATCGGTACCACGCATATCGGTATTAGTAGTCACTACGTCTACGAGTGCGAGTTTCTGATCCTCTGCGAACCTAGCGTCATCGTCCAGCGTACCAGCAAATCCACCATCTACGTTGTCTATGATGTCGATATTGCCACTCACGCGGATAAGACCACCTGCGTTGCATGTCGAGTCGATGATGAGATAACCCATACCGTGCATTGTCAATACTGAACCAACAGCCATGTTCGTTACTTTCAGGCCGCCGCTCCAACAGCGTAGACCGATATCAGCAGCTATATCAGCAAAGTCGATAATCGGTGGATTGTCTATATCATCCGCAATACAAGTATTCAAAACGTGAGGTTGGGCTTCTGAGACTGTGAATGTACCACTGAGCGCACACCGAGTAAGGTGCGACCAACCTGGGGTTGCATTCCCGAAGTGACAGTCGAAGAACTCTGTCTCCACGCCGTTACTAGTCGCTTCGCCCGTGACCGTTGCACCTTCGATATGAACGTGGTCTAGTTGCTGCCCACCGAGAGCCAAAGCATATGATTTACCGATAAACGAATGATTACTACATGTCGTATCTAGAATAATAGTTGAACCGTTACCCATATAAAATGTGTCGATCCCAGGCAAGAGCGATGACAGAATCTTCGCAGCTGCAAGAGTGCTTACGGGATTGTCCGCTGTGCCATCGACATATGGCTCGGTGTTCGTATTGCTTATGTTAGTGTTGATCCAGATGGCACCGAGAGCATATCCAACACTCTTAGTAACCACGGCGTACTGGCAAAGAATACGATCCGTTGCGAACTTCGTACCGTCTGTAGAGTGGAAGCGGAAATGTACGAGTCCCCGATTCGCCCCAGTGCCTACGTGTGCGTTCGTGAGGTCGAACACCTCTGTAATCACAGTAGAACCAGACAAACCAGCAATACTGCCTATCTGCTCCCATGCTGGAGTGCCTGTCCAGTTCCAAGCGTAGACACCATAGGAGTCGCCCTGTGCATTCACATAGCCGTCCCATTGTACTGAGACTGGTACGCCGTTGCCGCCTACGTCGAAGATATAGTAGGCGTCGGTCGTGCCGTTGTCATCCTCTAGGTCGTGGGTCACGCCGTCGAGTGCGTGGGTAACATCCTCTGTATTGGCTTCACTCAAGCCAGTCGTGATGACGAAACCACCAGGCGAATTTTCTGCCGTAGTGGATATTGCCGCCGAGCCGACTGCGAGACGACCGACCTGCTCTTGTGTGGCAGGTGCAGCGTCATCCGTGTAGCCTGTGGTGTTGTATGTGTTTGCGATATTGCCTGGCGCAGTAGCGTCGCCTGCGATTTTAGTCATATTGACTTCTTGATCCGCAGCGAGTGTGACTCCAGTACCATCAGAACGACTAGATACGGTTGCGTCGAGATAATCCTTGATGAGTTTACCCATGCTCGATTCGGTGACAACCGCTGCTACCAATTGGTGCCAGATAGCTAGAATACCCGCAGTTGAGAGTGAGAATCCAGCTTTATCAGTGAGTGTACGTGAAGCATTTGCCCAGATATCGGCTATCAGTGTACCGAATGTACTAAGCGACCTAACCGTTGTGCCCCACACCTTATCCGCACCAGCCTGAGTGATACCTACGTCATTCGTTACGTCGGTGGCTGTATCCGTGAGCAGAACACCCTGAATCTTATGCTCCGTTGGGTCATAGCCCGTATCCGCAAGGTCTTTGAAGTCAGTCGCGCTCTGGGTATCTCCACCGATCTGTTGCACATCCACCTGTGGTGCTAGATGGATTCTCAGCGTTTCCTGTACGAGATCCGCAGCACCCTTGAATACGAAATCTACATACGTCGCAGCAGAAGCTATAGCGGCATTTGGTGGACAGAAGGTGTAATGTCCAGGTGTGTTGGTCGAGTCAAGCTCCTTGAAGCCAGACGATGTGAACGTGCCGAGCGTCATATCGGCAAGCGTCACTTCCACTGGAGCAGCCGCACCTGCGACATAGTAGTAGCAAGTCAGGCTAGCCGTGTTGTAAGTAAGCCCCGCAAGACGCGCACCCGTGGCAGAGGACGAATCCCACAGTTCGACTGAAAGCTCTACGCTCTCTTGTCCTGGTCTGAGATATACGTGTTGCATCGTCTATCCTTCCGTGTGCCATAGATACGGTACGGGATACCAGCCGCCAGCTACCGTATACTC